CACGAATCAGACAAAAAGCTCACGATTGCAGCAGCTGATCTGACGATCACGCCCAGCCTGTCTGACCGTGTGGTGATCAGCAGTGTCGTGCATCAGATCGTGAAAATTAACGTGATCGAGCAGGACAACACGGCCATTGCGGTTGAGCTGTTCTTGAGGGCCTAACGATGGCTAGGCGTATCAGGCTCGATCAGATCGGTGAATACGCCGAAGACAAGCTGGACCAGCTCATGCGCGTGGTCGTCTTAGAAACCAGCATTCAATTAAAAGCTCAAAGCCCTGTTGATACCGGGCGCTTCCGCGCAAGCTGGGCGATTGGTGAAAACGAAATCGGCAATTACGACGCCGGTGAAAAAGAAAATCCGGTCCCCGTAACCCTCAATTACAGACTGGGGGAAGAGAAGATCACCAACGTTTACAACGTCCATAACAGCCTGCCTTACGCCCGGCCCTTGGCTAACGGCAGTTCCAAGCAGGCAAAAGCTGGCTGGGTTGATCTTGTCGCTAAGCAAATGACCAGACGGGCGCGACAATTAGCAGACACCATTGGGAGGCAAGACTGATGGCCGCGCTTGATCTGAACACTGTTCGAGCCACAATCGAAAGCCGCTTAGCCACAGAGCTTGCTGAAAGCCCGGCTATTCCGGTCGTGTTTCACAACATGGCTTTTTCGCCCACGCCAAATTCAAGCTGGGTTCAATGCCTCACCAGCTTTGGCACCAATGAATACCTGAGCCAAGGCGGGACGAGTAATTCGCAGAACCGCGTCAATGGCGTTGTCGTTATCAACATCTTCACCGCTATAGGCGTAGGGCCTGGCGCCAACTACGTCATCGGTAAAAGGATTCGGGATCTCTACAATAGAGTGAATGTGTCGGGGGTTTTCTTCGACGCTGCAACAGGCCCAGAGGCTCTGGCTTCACCAGTTCCCGAGGGTTATTTTCAAACCCAGGTCCGTGTGACCTTTGAATCCATCGAGGGACTCTGACCCATGGCAATCATCCGAGGCGAACAAGGTTCTGTTCAGTTCGATGCAGCTGGCAGCACTAACGCCACCATCGTTGGCACCCGCAGCTGGAGCCTGACCACCACCAAGGAAACCTTGGATGTCACCGATCATGGCGACACCTTCCGTTCCTTTGTTGGCAGCCTGATCTCCGGTTCTGGCACCGTTGAGCTGGTCTACGACCCCGACGCAACTGGCCAAGCTGGCTTCCTGGAGGATGTGCTGACTGCTGCTGATCCGGCAGACGCCACCTTTGAGCTGTTCACCACCGGCTCTACTTCTGGCTCTGATTCGGTCAGCTTTGCTGGCATCATCACCGACATGGAAATCAGCTCCACTGTTGGCGAACTCGTCGTTGTCAGCTGCAACTTCATCACCAGCGGCGCCATCACCGGCAACCTTGAGTGATAAGGGGTATATTTGGGGCGGTTTACTCGCCCCTTTAAGTGCCCGTGGCTAAACGTCTTGTCGATGAACTGGTCGAGGCATTTGACCTAAACCAGCGTCGCAAGTTTGTTTTGAAGCATCCCAGTGGTAAATCCTGGGATCTGTATTTCAAGCCGATCACCCGCGCTGACCGTAAAAAGGCTCAGTCATTGGCTGGCACTGATGATGCGCTGGACATCAGCACTCAGATGCTGTGCCAAATGGCTGAGCTGGAAGATGGCTCTAAGCCTTTCGCGGCTGCAGATACAGCCAAGCTTCAGCGCATGTTGCCTGAGTCGGTCCTGAACGAGCTTGAGCTGTTCCTGTTCGGCTTGGGCGATGCTGAGTCGCTTGAGGAAGCAAAAAACGGCTAAGGGAAGACTCTTGGCTCTTCTTTGAGTTCTTCCTAGCAACTGAACTGGGCAAAACCGTCAGCGAGTTACGCGGCAACCTGACGGAGGCTGAGTTTGTCATGTTCGCGGCTTATTACGAAGTGAAGAGCGAACGCGAAAAAGCAGAGATGGCGAAGGCGCGGGTAAGGAGTCGATAAAACGTCGGTAGACTGAATCAAAGGATTAGGTCGGGCCGTGGCTGTTGCCGTTGTTGACGTACAGGTAAGAAGCGGAAACGCGGTCAGCCAACTGCGTCAGATCAATACGGCTTCAAGGCAGGCTCAGGGCGCAATTCAGGGCCTTGCCAAGGCTGCTGCTGGTCTTGCTTTAGTTGAGTTCGGTCGTAGGTCTGTTCAGGCTGCAGCTTCAATCAATGATCTCAATACTCGCCTCAAGCTTTTAACGACTGAATACGGTGAATTTGAGCAGGCACAGCGGTTAGCAGGCCAAGCAGCTAAGACATTTGGCTTGAGCACTCGTGAGGCTACGGCGGGTGTTGCTGATATTTATGCCCGCTTGAGGCCGCTAGGAATCAGTCTTGAAGAGATTTCTTCGACCTACAAAGGCTTCAACGTTATTGCCAGGCTGTCTGGTGTTAGCGCCGAGGGCGCATCAGCTGCGTTCACTCAGTTGGCTCAAGCGTTGGGTTCTGGCCGGTTGCAGGGTGATGAATTTAGAAGCATTGCTGAGCAGGTGCCGGGCTTGTTGCAGGCCGTGGCTGAAGAGACGGGCAAGAGCGTTGGGCAGCTCAAGGAATTCGCATCGCAAGGCAAGCTGACTTCAGACATCCTGATTTCAGCCCTTCAAAAAGTTGAAAAGGAAGGCGCCGGAAAGATCGCAAAATTAGTCCAAGAATCCGACGTTCAAAAATTCAAGGATCTGCAGAACGCTGTTGATGAATTATCGACGGCCTTTGGTCAAACTCTGCTGCCAGCGGTGACGCCAATAGTTAAATTGCTGACTGATCTGGTTAAAACTATTGGGCAACTGCCTTCACCTGTCCGCACTGCAGCTGTAGCCATTGGGGCGCTGGCCTTGGCTGTTAAGACCTTGAATGGATCAGTCAGTGTGGCATTGATTCAGCGTCTTGGAGTTGCTTTGGGCACTCTGGCCGGGGTCACAAAATCAGTCACTGTCGGTTATACGGTTGCCGGCGCAGCGATTACCCAGACCAACTTGGTCATCAATGCCAGCACTATTGCGCTTGGCGCCCTGAAGGCCGCAATGATTGCATTGCCCTTTGCCCTTGTCGCTTCAGCGATAGCAATTTATATCAACGATGTTCAAAAGGCTGAAGAGCATACTAGGCGTTATGAAGGTGCACTGAAGAGTGAAAGCAGAGCGCAGCTTGACGCTGCATTGAAGGCGGAAATTCATACGCAAGCATTGATCCGTCAAAGAGTTGCAAGTCAACAGCTATCGGCTAGCGGTAAGCGCGGTGGTGGATTCGGCTTGATCTCCGCGCAGAAAGATCTAGAGACAAGCAATGCGCGCATTCTTAAGCTGCGTGATGCTCTGAATATCGCAGCCGAGAAAGAAGAGTCAACTTACAAGAGTGCAACCAAAACCCAGTCAACTATCGAATCCAAGGCCAAGGGTCGTGCAGATATTTCAGCCAGACAATTAGAGCTTGAAGCTCAACTGCTTGAGGCTCAAAAGAGAAAAGACGTTCAAGAACAGGCCTATCTTGAGAAGTTGATTCGCAGAGAGCAGATTGCCAATCAAGAGATGAAGCCCCGTGAGCGAATGCTCGCATTGCTGCAATCAGAGTTTCAATACAGCGACCGAATCAAAGAGATCAGGCAAGAAATCGCAGACATCATGGCGGGGGCCGCGATCAAACCTTCTGACGCTTTCTCTGAGGGCGTGGATGGCAGTATTTTCACAAAAGGCTTCAGTGAGAGCAAGCAACACGCTGATGAACTCAAGAAGAGACTTGAGAATCTTCTCAAACCCTTGGAGCAGGTGAAGTCAGCATCTGCCGCAATCTCGGATGCATTCAGTCAAGGCATCAGTGGCATGGTTCAAGGGACCGTAACTGCTCAAGAAGCATTGGCTGGATTCTTTAGGTCAGTGGCGCAAAGCTTCTTAAATATGGCAACAGAAATAATTAGAGCTGCCATACGAATGATGGCGTTCAATATCATCACAAGCCTGTTCCCCGGCGCGCCTTCTTTCTCTGCCTCAACAATGACGGCGCCAGGCTTGGCTGGCAAATTAAATGTCCCCGGCATTCTTCCTGGTATCTCACCAGCTGGGGCCTTGGCTTCGGGCGGCACCGCAATGGGCGGAAAGAGCTATTTGGTTGGAGAAAAAGGGCCTGAGCTGTTCACCCCTGGTCGGACTGGAAGCGTTGCCCCAAATGGCGCCTTGGGCGGCTCGAATATCGTCGTTAATGTGGATGCAACCGGATCCAGTGTCCAAGGTAATGAGGATGAATCCAAACGCCTGGGCGAAGTCATTGGCATTGCCATCCGCCAAGAACTGATCAAGCAAAAACGTCCTGGAGGCTTGCTCGCATAATGGCCACTTTCCCTTCAATCACTCCGGCATACGGCGCACAAAAGACCAGTCGCCCACGGACTCGAACTGTTCAATTCGGTGACGGTTATTCCCAGAGGTTGCTTTACGGGATTCCCAGTCACATGAATCCGAAAGAATGGGATTTGACTTGGAACGTTTCCGAAACCGACTCGGACACGATTGAGACTTTCCTGAATGCCCGCGCCGAGGATTCTGCCAGCTTTGACTGGACCCCGCTAGACGAGACGACTTCTTACAAGTGGATCTGCCCAGAGTGGAGCAAGTCAATCCCCTACAACAATCGCGCCACGATCACGGCCCGTTTTATTCAAGTTTTTGAGCCCTAATGGCAGTCCCGTTTTCCGAGCTTCAGAAGATCAACCCGAGCAGCGTTATCGAGCTGTTCTCACTGGAGCTGTTTGCCAATATCCATGGGTCTGCTTATACCTACCGATTCCACGCAGGCATCAACGACGTTGGCTCTGGGCTGCAGAACATCACTTGGGATGGCGATGAATATCAGAAGTTTCCTATTGAAGTTGACGGTTTTGAATACAACGCCGAAAGCGGCAGCCCGCCACGCCCCACGATCACCGTCTCCAACCTGCTCGGCGGCATCACTGCGATTCTGCTGGGCGTCAACGAAGCCACCCCTGGCAATGATCTGACTGGCGCAAAGCTGACGCGGATCCGCACTTTGGTCCGCTACATAGACGCGGTGAATTTTGAGGGTGGCACCAATCCTTTTGGGACGCCGGACGCTACTGCCAAGCTGCCCGATGAGATTTATTACGTTGCCCGTAAGGTCAGCGAAGATCGCAATGCAGTCCAGTTTGAGCTCGGGGCAGTATTCGATCTCGCCGGAGTCCGGGCTCCGAAACGTCAGTGCAACGCCAATCTTTGCCCTTGGATTTACAAAGGCTCGGAGTGCGGCTATAGCGGCACCAAGTATTTCGACGAGAACGACAAGGCTGTAACAGGTTCTGGTCTGGACGTATGCGGCAAGCGTCTTTCGAGCTGCCAGATTAGGTTTGGGTCAAATAACGAATTGCCGTTCGGCGGATTCCCCGGCATCGGCGCATTTAACGGATGAAGGCAACCGCTAAGGCAAAAGCACTGGAGCACGCAAAGGCGGAGGATCCACGCGAAGCCTGCGGTTTGCTGGTGGTGGTCAAAGGACGGGAGCATTACGTCCCGTGCAAGAACTTGGCGGAAGGCAACGAGTTTTTCATCCTTGACCCTGCTGACTACGCAGCAGCAGAAGACAAAGGCGAAGTCACCGCCGTCATCCACAGCCACCCGGTCACCCCGCCAATCCCAAGTCAAGCTGATCGACTGGCGTGCGAAAAATCCGGCTTGCCCTGGTACATCGTCAATCCCAAAACGGAGCAATGGGGAAGCTGCGAGCCCGAGGGCTACAAAGCACCGCTAATCGGGCGGGAATGGGTCTGGGGCGTAACTGACTGTTGGACGCTAGTCCGCGACTGGTACGCCGAACAGGGAATTGAGTTGCGGGACTGGGACCGTCCAACGACACCGGAAGAGTTCAACGAGAATCCGATGTTTGACACCTGCTGGCAGGAGATTGGTTTTTACAAGGTCGATATTGAGGACATGCAGCCTGGTGACGCGCTGCTGATGGCAATCGACTCAAACAAGCTGAACCATGTCGGCGTCTACATCGGTGATCAGATGGTGTTGCATCATTTACGCGGTCGCCTGTCCAGCCGTGATTTATTGGGTGAGTGGCTCCTAAAATGCACTGGCAGGGTGCTTCGGTATGGTGCGTGAAGTCAAGCTATACGGAGCCCTCGCAAAGTTTGTGGGGCAACGGCGGTTTCTAGCTGAGATCAATAGTGCCGGCGAAGCAATCCGAATGCTGCTGGCTAATTTCCCAGGGCTGGAACAGCACATGGCTGACCAGCATTACAAGGTAATCGTTGATAACTACGAATCAGACGTAGACGAAATCAATAATCCTGCATCTCAGCGCATTCAGATCGTCCCGGTTCTGGGCGGTGCTGGTGGTGGAGTTGGAAAGATCGTTGCCGGAGTTGCATTGGTCGCAGCGGCGATTCTGCTGGCACCTGCTGGTGCAGCCGTGTTGGGCATCGCTGGGGCTGGTGGTGGCGCGGCAACTGCGGCAGGTTTCACGCTCGGCATTGCGGCTGCAAATCTTGCTGCAACTGTTGGTGTCGCGCTGATCCTTGGCGGCGTTTCTCAGCTGATCAGTCCAACACCCCAGATGGGCACCATCGGTCCCTTGGGCGGCATTGGTGGAACGGGACGGCGGCAAACATCTACTGAAGGAACGGAGTTTGACCCGCAGGAGTCTTATAGCTTCAGTGGGATTCAGAACACCAGTAAGCAGGGCGTCCCGGTCCCTGTGATCTACGGCGAAACCATCGTTGGCTCGGTGGTGATTTCTGCCGGCATCGACGTTGACACGATCTGATCATGGCTGAGAAAGAAACCAAGCAGATCATTGGTGCCGGCGGTGGCGGCGGAGGTGGTGGCGGCGGTCAAACG